TTGATAATGTACTTCAATACTTTATTGACAATGCTCCAGACTCTATCGCCCGTGCTCGTTCTAGTGCGATGATGGAGCGAAGTATCGGTATTGGTACACTAGGCTTCCATGCTTTCTTGCAGAAGAAGGGTGTAGCCATTGATGGTGTATTGTCTAAGAGTTACAACAATGAAATCTTCAAACACATCCATAACCAATGCACGATTGGTGATGCAATCTTGGTTACGTCACGTGGCGAATGCCCTGATGCACATCTCAGTGGCATTCGTCGTCGCTTTAGCCATTGGACTGCTATTGCTCCCAATGCCAGCAGCAGCCTGATTATGGGCAATACGTCCCCATCAATCGAGCCTTATCGCGCTAATGTATTCCGTCAGGATACATTATCTGGTGCATTCGTGTACAAGAATCGTTTCCTCAAAGCTGAACTTGCTAAGCTTGGTATGGACGATGACGACACATGGGCATCCATCATTGCTAACGATGGGTCTATTCAGCATCTAGATGTGCCTGACCAGTTGAAGGAAGTGTACAAGACAGCGATGGAGATTGATCAGCGCTGGTTGATTGAGCTTGCAGCAGATCGTCAGAAGTACATTGATCAGGGACAGTCGGTGAACCTGTTCTTCCCTGCTAACGTGTCTGTGAAGTATCTGCACAGCGTTCACTTCCTTGCTTGGAAGAGTGGATTGAAGAGCCTGTACTATCTACGTAGCGAGAAGGTGCGTAAGGCTGACAAGGTTGGTGCTCAGATTAAGCGTCAACGCATTGAAGATGAAATCGATTTGAAACAAATTGCAGATGGTGACACCTGCTTGGCTTGCGAAGGATGACTATGGCTTACTTCTACAAAATACAACATGTACCTAGTGGGTCATTGTACGTAGGTTGTAGGTATGCTGCTAACTGCATCCCCTCTGAACTTCTTGTGGAATACTTTACTTCATCAAAAAAAGTAAAAGCAATCATAGAGAATGAAGGAGTGGATGTATTTAAGATCATCAGTATTAAAGTAAGGGAGGACGCTAGAGATTATGAGGCTCGTTATCTTAAACGTATGTTTCGTAAGTTTGGAAACGAGAAGTTTAAAGAAGTTTTTTTAAACAGGAACATAGCACCCGGTATATTGAATGATGCTGACTCGTTAGCAAGAGCCTCCGCAAAGAAAAAGATAAGCAACTCATTATCACAGTACAAACTACTGAATGAAGGAAGACACAATTGGCAGAATTTAACTGATGAACAAAAACAAAGATGGTCTGAAAAATCATCGTTGTCTAAGATGGGAAATGATTACGGAAAGTATAGGAACATAACGGATGAATATAGAAAAACCGCAGCAGAAAAATCTAAAGGAAACACAAATGTTAGAGGAACAACATGGTGGACAGACGGTGTAGTTTTTAAAAGGTCTATTCATAAACCCGGAGAGTCCTACTATAAAGGTTCTCCATCAACAAAAAAGAAAGTAAACAATGACAAGAATTGAATTTGATATTACAGCCGAACGCACTACATTTAAACCTATGTCTTTTCAATGGGCGTATGACGCTTGGTTACAGCATGAACAAAGTCACTGGCTGCATACCGAGGTTGTTATGACTGAGGACATCAAAGACTATAAAGAACGACTCTCTAAAGAAGAGCAAGAGTTTCTGACAAAGATACTTCGCTTCTTTGTGCAGGGCGACTTGGATATTGGTAGCGGTTATCACGATCATTACATTCCTTTGTTCCGTCAACCGGAAGTGCGAATGATGATGAGTGGGTTTGCTGCTCGTGAAGCTCTGCACGTTGCGGCTTATGCACATTTGATCGAAACACTTGGTCTGCCAGAATCAACTTACAATGAATTCTTGCAATACGGTGAGATGGTTGAGAAGCATGACTATCTGCAACGCTTGAACACAGCACCAGTGGCTGAGAAGATTGCTGTCATCTCTGCATTCGGTGAAGGTATGCAGTTGTTCTCAAGCTTTGTTATGTTGCTCAACTTCGCACGTAACGGTAAGCTGAAAGGGCTTGGTCAAATTATTAGCTGGTCAATCCTTGATGAAACCATGCATGCTGAAGGAATGATTAAGGTATACAGAGAATATGTTAAACATCACCAAAACGAAACAACACCTGAACAGATTAAAGAGATTGCTAAGGAGATGGTTGCTATTGAGGACCAGTTCATTGATCTTGCTTTCGGTATGGTGGAAGTTGAGAAGCTCACAAAAGAAGAAGTGAAGCAATACATTCGCTACATTGCTGATCGTCGCCTCATCTCGATGGGTATGAAAGGAATCTACAAGATTAAGAAGAATCCTTTACCGTGGGTTGATGGTATGCTTGGCACATCTCACACCAACTTTTTTGAACAACGTGTCACAGACTACAGCAAGGGTGCTCAGACTGGTACATGGGATGATGTGTGGGGTAGGGCTGCATGAGAAACTTCACCGTCAACTACAACAGCCAATGCAACGTCTTCAAAGGTGTGTTGCATGTCAAAGCAAACACCATCTCTGAAGCACAAGACAAGTTCTTTGAATGGCTACGTGAACAACCGACATATCCACATCTCTGGCAACTCACTTTCGAGTTCACTGAGATTGGAACTAGCCTATAATGTCCCCTAAGAAGCCCCATGTCGGGGCTTCTTCACAACCAAAGGAAGTATCGATGGTAACTAAGAAACGAGTAGCGCCACACGTCATCCCTGACGCACCAGCACCAGCTACAAAGAACAATAGTTTGCGTGTTCGTCTTGACGACATGGCAACGATCCAGCCTAAGACAGTAAAGCAGAAGGAATTCTTCGATGCCTATAACGCTGGTGACTACTTCATGTGTTTGCATGGTGTTGCTGGTACAGGTAAGACTTACATTGCCCTGTACAAAGCGCTTGAGGAAGTGATGGACAAGAGCAGCCCTTACAAGAAGGTTGTCATTGTTCGTAGTGCGGTACAGAGCCGAGACATTGGTTTCTTACCGGGCGATGCGTCAGACAAACTAGAGGTGTACATTCAGCCTTATCGTCAGATATGCGCTGATTTGTTTAACCGCAAAGATGCATGGGATAGATTGACTGAACAAGGCTATATCGAATTCATTTCGACCAGCTTCATTCGAGGTACGACATTCACCAACTCTATTTTGTTGGTTGATGAATTTCAAAATATGTCGTTTGAAGAACTCGACACCATCGTCACTCGTGTTGGTCACACATCAAAGATTCTTTATTGCGGTGATATTCGACAGACTGACTTGAAGAAAAAGGATGACAAAACAGGACTGCCTAAATTCTTGGCTATCGTGGGTCGGATGAAAGAGTTCAGTCGCTTTGAGTTCAATATGGACGACATTGTTCGTAGCAGCTTAGTTAAGAACTACATCATTTCTAAGATGCACTATGAGGACGGGGAATGACAATGACACCAACCAAAGAATACTTAGATGAGTTTTGTGAGTTCTGCTCTATTCACAAAACATTAGTGTGGAAAAAGGCTCCATCTAATAGGTGTGTCGTTGGACTACCCATAGGGTCTATAACATCTGATGGTTATTACAGGTCTTCTCGTTACTTAGTGCATCGACTTGTGTGGTGTTACCATCATGGGGAAATGCCTTCAGGTTTTCTTGATCATGTAAACGGAGATAGGCAAGATAACCGTATCGAAAATCTACGAATTGCTACCAAGTTGCAAAACAGTTGGAACAGAAAAAATGTCAAAGGCTACGTGTACTTGAGTGATCGTAAAAAGTACAAAGCTCAGATTCGTAGAGGAGGAAAGCATATTAACTTAGGTCACTTCGACACTGAAGAAGAAGCTAAGAATGCGTATGCTGTAGCTAAACAACAAAGGGATAAATAATGTTAGTTATCAACTTTCGACAAGGCTTCGGCTTTGACATTGAATACAACGAAGACATCTGTCACATCGTTGACACTGGTGAGAAGTATGACACGTTGCATGCCTATGATGGCATCATCATCTTACTACCCTTCCTCAAAATCTATCTTGGTAAGTTCGACCAAATCGGTGAACTAATTCCAGACAAGAAAGATGATTGAAGTTGTCATCACAGGCGACATGCTCGTCACTGCCCGAGACAAAGCGGCAGAGATGGGCAAGCTGCGTAATAGCATCATCAGTGGGGCAGGCAACTTAGCTGGCTTCATAGGTGAAGCGGTTGCTCAGCAGGTCATGGGAGGTGTACTCGCTAACACCTACGACTATGACCTCATCTTGTGTAACGGTAAGACAGTGGATGTGAAGACTAAGCAGACCTCTGTTAAGCCGTTAGAAACCTATGAGTGTTCTATTGCTGCTTTGAATACCAAACAAGGATGTGACTACTATGCTTTCGTTCGTGTGAAGAACGACTTCAGTGTAGGATGGTTCTTGGGTGTGTACGAAAAACAACAGTACATGCTTGACGCAAAGTATCTGACAAAGGGTACAATTGATCCCGACAATGGCTATGTAGTTAAGAGCGATTGTTACAACCTTCCTATCCACCAACTAAAGGAGCATGCTTATGCCACCCGCTAATAAAGCCACCATCATCTTCACCGACAACAATGATGGAGGACTGGAGATGCAAATCTTGTTTGACCCTGAACCAGTCAACAAAGAATCCAACGCACACATCGCTGCTGTGTTGGCCTACCAATACGTCACAGAGAAAGTTAACGAGCTTGACGAAGATGAACCAGCCTGAACAACCTATCAAGCGCACCTCTGTCACAACGACAGACATGGCTGAGAAGACTAAAAAGGTGACATACTACATTGTCCCTGAAACCACTACCACGCTTTGCTTTATGCATCTACATTGTGGCTTCCTCATCGTAGGTAAGAGTGCTTGTGTAGACCCTGCCAAGTTCAACATGGCCCTTGGTGAGAAGTATGCTTACGAAGATGCCATCAATCAAATGTGGCAACTTGAAGGATACCTGCTCAGTAACGAACTTTATGGAGATGTTTATGACACAGTTTAAACGCCCTCAACATTTGCTCAGCATCCAATTCGGCAAAGGCTATTACGCCTTTAGTCGTGGATGGTTGAGCAACAGCTATGATCCTGACAGCTTGGCTGGTAAGGAATGGCAACGTGGCTTTGACCGAGCCTACTTCGACAACCTTGGTAAACTGAAATGACAACATTCAATCGACTTCATAACATGAAGAACCCCAATCAAGGCAAAGCAAAGAAGGTGTTGTGCGTATGCTCAGCAGGTTTGTTGCGTAGCCCTACATTGGCTTGGATCTTATCTAACGAACCCTTCAACTACAACACCAGAGCAGTTGGTACATCCAATGATTATGCTCTGATTGCACTTGATGAGGTGCAGCTTCAATGGGCTGACGCTGTGGTGTTTGTTGATGACAACAATCACATCTCAGCTTGCTACGACTTCAAAGAACTGATCGACAACATGGAACATTATGTGTTAGATATTCCTGACATTTATAAGTTCCGTCATCCTAAGCTTGTGGAGATTGCTACACAGCAGTTGAAAGAAGCGTTCGAGGTGTGATATAACACTTCCACGTTCCGGTAGCTCAACTGGCAGAGCAACGGATTCCAAATCCGTAGGTTGTGGGTTCGACTCCTACTCGGTTCGCCAACAAAAAGGGGAAGCTTCATCGGCTTCCCCTTTACTATTTGTCGGTACTTGTTGATTATTGCCGACTATTTGTTAGCAGCTTGTCCATCTGTGACACTAGACCACCTTTAGCGAAGTTTACGTTGTACGCACCAGTTAAGATTGACATCTTGTCTTTAATTGTCTCTGGTTCACGGCCTTGATTTCTGTTTCTAAACTCATCAACCGCAGAAGCTTTAACAGCCTTCGGCATCTTGTCAAAGGCCATGTCAATTGCTTTATCTGGTGACTTGTTCTGAAACTTAGCATCAGCAATGGGTCTAGTCAACTCATAAGCTTCTTTAATCTTCTTATTAATTGCTTCCTCTTGCTGAGTCATAGTTTTCTTTTGATAGACTGGACTATTAATCTCAGCTTTAAGAAACAGGTCCAACACCTTCTTTGTCTCAGTGATGTGAAGATTGTCAAAGTCTCTGTTGCCTGTAGTCTTGTACACCCTGAACGGCTCAATACCAAGTCGGACGAGTTCGTTCTCTGTAGGTGACGTAGGCAGTTCAGGTTTCAATCCCAACACCTGTCTAGACACAGTAGGTACTCTAGGTGATTCACTGTCTGGTGTAAGTGCTCTAGGTTTATCTTGAAAGCCTTCTTTAGCACCCGGCACATTAGACAATATAGGAGCTACGAATGATCCACCAACTTCACCAAGTTGACCAGTAAAGGTAGATTCACCTTTAGATTCAACAATACGCATGTCGTCTCTGAGTGCGTTAATTGCATCGTATAGTGGATTCATTACGTTGTCGAAGCGCGAAGCAAACTGTCCAGCGGTATAGGCAGCACCCTTCAACGAGCTTTCTCTGAGTCCTTCTTCCAATGTTTCTCTAACCTTATCAATCATGGTTTGCTGTACACCAGCTTGCCTACCCATACCTGTCAATATCTCCAAAGCCTTAACACCGTCTACATTACGGAAACGGCCCTGTGCCATCAACTCATATTGATCTATCAGGTCTTGTCTATCGGGATCATTCTTATCCAGTTTTAAAGCTTGTTCTTTAAACTTCTCACCTTCTTTCATACGCTCTTCTGGTGTCATTGATATGGTGTACCAGAACTTCTTACCCATATCCTTCATCAACTTTCCTAAGTCTGACATCACAGCCAACTGAACAAAAGGAGCTAAGTTAGACATGTCTTTAACATCACCGTCTTGATCACGGTATTGTGTTGAAGAAACTGTACCGTCTCTAGTAGCAGCAATAGCCATCATTGCACCTAACCCAATGGTAGAGTCAACAAGCTTGCGTCTACCATCATAGGACACTAACGCCGCTTCAACATCTTTACCTTGGCTTCGAAGCTTCGCTGCCTGTCGAAGTTCCAAAACACCGCCAACCCCGCTGGCAGGAGTCAACCGATAAGCATATCGCACGGCGTTCAATTGATAGCGCAAGAACGGTACACCCAAGTCTTTGCCAATTTTAAAGTAGACGTTATCCTGTGCAGCCCTTAACACCTTAGCAGCAGCGTCTTCCATTGTTGCTTCAAATCCTGTCTCACCTAGCTCTGCTTTTGTTTTAAAGTTGTACGAGAACGTCATTTTCATTGCGTCATCACCAGCAAGCTCCTGAATCTTCGAAGGGATAGGACGACCTGTTGCTACAAACTCTTCATAATCAAGACCTATATCCCTCATTCGCTGTGAAGCAGCATCAACAAATGCTGGCTTTCTAACCATAGCGTCCACTGCAATGTTCAATGCATTAAGCTGATTTA